GGGTGTAGTACCTAAAGAGATATTATTCATATACCTACTTAAATCCATATTAAACCCTTGTTGGGTAAAATCACTTAAACTATCTTGTGCACTATTGGTACCACCACCCAATGTTAAAAAGAAAAATCCTTCTGGTGTATATTCAGTTATAAACCGTTGGTCTACAGTTTCCCATTTTCCCACTTTTACGCCAGGCATATCGGATTGTTTAGTACTATCTATGGTGAATACCTTATCTTGTGCTAAGGCATCTACCTCATACCATTTATTTTGTGAGGTTAAAAATTCTGTGGATTTGGGAATTGCTTGGGTTGTTGTACCATCTTTTTGTATTATTGCACTCACACCAAGTATGTTTTTCTCAGGTAAAAATATTTTTAAAAATGGCATTACATCTGTCTCAGTAATTGGTTTTCTAAATACTTTTGTTACACCATTAACAACAACTTCTCGTTTGGTTATATTATAACTAACTATCGTACCATTAGAATTAAAGTTAGGTATCTTAGTTCGGTTAGGAAATCCAGTGGCGTCATATGGTGTGGAAAAATCTACATCATATATATTTTCAAAAACTTGACCCGCTCCCATTGCTTGTGAACCACGCCTCAACGTTCCTAAATACCTGACATCTTCTTTATCCCCACCACCAGTAACTTGTGCGACTGGTACGGTAATAGTAAAATCACAAACCGAGACAGATGGTCTATTAGATGGTATTTTTAATCCATAAGTTCTAGCTATATTAAAAAGAGAAGACTTTTGATTTGCATAATCTAATACTGTTTCTTGTAAACTTCTATCTATATGATAATGTAAATTATCTGCTACAGCAGCATTTAAATCAAGAAAAACAGAAAAAATGGATGCATCGTTTGCATTTTGTATTAAATCGGGATATTGTTGTTGGACATAATTTAAAAGTTCACTTCTAATACCAACAAAATCTCTTTCAGTGTAGGATATCTTATTATTTGCCATATTATATATTAATTATCACAAAATCCTTAGTTTCGAAGGCATTATTACTAATAGTATAACTAATTTTAACTTTAGCTGTATTTTCTTTAGTTCCTTGTCCAGCAATTCTATATACTCTAGGGTCATTATCACTCACAATAGTTCCTGGTGTCTCTTCAGCTTCTAAAGCGGGTTCAACAACAACAGAATTTATGGTGAGGTTTGGTATATATTTTGTTACTTGTTCTCTTATTTCACCTTCTATGGAATCAAATGTTGGAGAATCTAACGGTTCGAAAATATACTCATACAATCTAGTTCCAAAATCTGGTAAATAATATCTGCTTCCCTTTCTAGTTAATAAAAGATGAATTAAATCAGCTTTAATTTCTTCTTCTGCATTATCTGTTAATTTCAAATAATCACCGACATCACTGTCTTGAAATGGGAAATCTATTCCATATGTTCCAAATTCAGGCATAATTGTTTTTTATATAAATACTCGTAACTTAGAATCTATATTGATATTATCAAAACTTGTTTATTATAAAAATGTTCTTTATAGTGAAGACCATAATTTTCAACAATCTCTGTTACTATCCTTTTAACATTGGGGTTAGTTCCTGTTACAATCTCTAACTTATTTTCACCAAATAAAATATGGTCATCTATAAAACTTTCTACCACCTCTTTGGTTTCATTTATAGCATAACCATATAAACTTAGTTTAGACATTATCTCTTAGGTTGGTATTTTGCTGTTGGTGGGGAGGCCAGTATGGGCAATGTCTGCAACCACTACCACAACAATAACCCCTATTAATTAGATATTCTTCAGTCATTATTAACTTACCATTTTCTTTGTAGAACTGGCGTTCTCTCATTTCTTTATGGTATAAATCTGTAATCCAATCATTTCTTATTCTCATCAGTAAATTCTTTTGTTTTACTTCTTTGCCCACAATGTGGACAACTAATCCAATTATCTGTGTCCTCTAATAAGAAATGGTGGTCACCAATTGTCCACCATTTAGAACATTTACCACATATAAAGTGGTATAATATTTCTTTACTTACTATATGTGAAATCACTTATTACTTTTTTTTTTATTTTACTAACATCAACATCAATCTCACATTGTCCACCAGCACAAGCTAATTCACCAGTTAAATTTGTATTATCATCGAATTCTACTACGTTAGTAAGATTAACATCTTTTAAACTTTTTAACATTTTTTCATACACTTCTTTAGTGCAATCTTCAAACGGTGCTTGTTTATATGTTCCACCATTATAAGGTAATACTGAAAGTCCATTATAATGTTCTCTGTTATCCCACATCCATTCTCCAGCTAATTCCCAGTCTTCGTCTTTTAAGGATATTGTCGCTGATACATTGTGGGTGTTACTACCTTTCCTGTGTCCAGCTTTTACCCATCCTTCTGATATGGTTTTAACCCTCTCTAGTAATTGAAATGGTGATTCAGTTCTCATTATTGCTCCTTCTGGTGCTTTTTGTGGTATAGATATTACAGCTGTATCATGTGGTCTAAAATATTCATCTTCTACTAATTCTGGATGATTATTGTACAAATAACTATAAATCGATTCATTTTTACCAACACGAAGTCTTCTAACATAATACTCATTATGCCAAGCATGAATTCCTGAAGATGTCCCTAACGTTAATGATGTTGTTCCTGCTGGTTTAACTGTTGTACATCTCGCGGCAGGATTTATATCTAATAATTTTGCAACTCTTGTATTTTCTCTTTTAACTAATCTACCAGCGTGTACCATATCATAGCCTAAAACAGCACCACTCGCAATTCCAGTCATAGATACACCAATTAAGGCTTCTTTTTCAGTTGTTTCTTGCCATACTTCTCTAAGATAATGAAATTCGGTATATCCCGCTTGTAATGTGCCTATAAATGCTGCGGCCTTAACTCTTCTATTTAAATCTTCTTGTGATTCTACATTAGAGACATTAACTTCACATAAATTACAAAATTGATAAGGTCTTAAAGCTATCTCACAACAAGGATTGGTTCCCCAATCTTTGTCATTACTTAAATAAATTCCCGGTTCTCCAGCTCCTGATAATTCAACCCTTTTCCACAACTCCATAAAAAAGTCTTTTGTAATTTTATGTCTTATTAAAACAGCGGAGTTATTTGCTCTCCCTCTTTGTGGGTTTAATTCCCACCAATTACCAGATTTACACGCAATCATCTCATCATCATCAGCAGAAAATAAACTTATTAATGCAGCCCTCCTAATTCCTCCCGCTAGTACTGCATCTGCAATATAACATACAATATCATGAACTTCTATCGGTGATAATTTATCACCATCTTCTTTTTCACTTAATAATCCCTCAATTTTCACCAAACATTCTTTTAATGGTTGGGGTCCTGGGGCTTTACCTCCAGAAGTAATTAATCTAGCTCCTTTGGGTCTGATATCCGAATAATCAAATTCAATTCTTGAACTCTTGCCATTTAAATAAGACTTCATCAATACCTTTATAGAGTCAGCCCACCCCTCAATGGAGTCCCCTATAAGGAAACGTCTTTTTCTTTTCGGATAAGGTTTGTTCACCGGTGGGAGTTTTGCTACATGATGTTTCTGTACTGAATATCCAACACCAGTCCCACCTAAAAGTAAAAACATACATTCACTAAATGTATCTATATGGTCTATAGGCATATAAGCACAATTATAAATTCTATTAGGAGATATCTCAATAGGTTTACCACCAAATTGCATACTTCTCATCGACGGTAATACCTTTTTATCGTATACTAACTCATAATTTTTTTCTATTTCTTCCTTTAAAAAAGGATATTTTTTAATATGCATATTTTTATTCCTTGTTACTAATTCAAACCAGGTTTCCCTTCGTTGAATTTCTGAAAGAAATTTTGCATATTTCATATAAACGGTAATATCTGATAAAATTCTATTCGAAATTTCCATATAATTTAATTTTTTATTGATTATTTATTGTCTGTCTACGCCTTTCGAGTGCTTGTCTTACTCTTTCAGCGTTTCGTTGTTCTCTTTGGTGTTCTAGGTCTAGAAGGGTTTGTGCTTGTTCTGTATCTATATCTAAAGTTTCATTATTAAAGGTACAGTTCTCGAAAACCACACCATCTTTTCCTACTCTAGATTTTGTTATTGCAATGGTTGCAAGACCCATTTCTTTTTGTTGTAAGGTTTTTGCTACAGTAATAATTACATGTCCAACCTGCGCTTTTTTAATGGAACCACCCATCATGTCTGTGGTCACCACTTCAGCACCAATTGAGGTCCTATTACCCTGTGAAGCTGTCCATCCCACCACGTCTAATTCATTACACATGGTCTCGAATTGTCTCATTACAAGACCTTCACCTTGCCATGATTCATTAAAATGCTTATCTGGTAATACACAATCAATATAATCTATAACAATCATATCAAACTTATTACCTTCAGCTATTAATTTTCTAATTCTATTTTTTATTTTAGATATGGTCATACTATCGGATGGTAATTTTTCTAAAATTAATTTACCTCTACCTTCTCTAAACGGAGCTAATTTTTCCAAAACTTCAGTCTTACGACTAGCTTGTTCGATGGCTGGAATCTTGGTCCAACAAGTTAAATGTTTCCTTTGTATTACTTTTGGGTTATCCTCAAAAATTATCTGTAAAACTGTAAAACCTAAATTATAAGCTGTGTTGGTTACTTTAGTTAGTATTGTAGTTTTCCCAACACCTGTAGGTGCAAGAAAAACCCCAATTTCACCTTTAGCTAACCCACCATCCAGTAAATTATCTATACCATTAATACCTAAAGGAATGGGGTGTCTAAAGTCGTCAATTAAAACCTCATCTAATTCATTAAAAACATCTATCGCTTCATCATTGCCCTCACCAA